CAATAAGTACAACAGCTGGTACTCATTCTAGTGGTGCAAAAGTTTTTGGTTCATATTTAGCAACAGCAGTTGGAACTACTGTTAATACAGTAGGTCAACCTTCAACAGAAACTCAATATAATTCACTTACGGTACCACTTGTTTCAAATGCAAGTAGTGCTGAAACAGGAGGCGGTTTTCAGTGTACAATTGGACCCGTTAATGATAGAGGTTAACTATGGCTGGATATACACTTTCAGAATTAGAAGCGGACATTAGAAGTTACACTGAAGTAGATAGTACTGTTTTTAGTGGTGCTACTTTAGGTAAGTTTATTGAAAATGCAGAGTATAGAATTTTTTATGATATCCCCATGGATTCAGATAGAGTTGAGTATGAAGGAACTTTAGCTGCAGATGTTCAAACTGTTAGGGTTCCTGCAGGCATGGTTTTTGTAAGAGGCATTGAAGTTTTTAATTCTACTTCTTCTAGAACAGGAAGATCTTATTGGCTTCAAAAAAGAGACAGGACTTTTATAAGTGAATATGTAGGAGAATTAACAGGACCAGAAGGTTCTCAAACCGGTCAAGATGTTACAGGGTTACCTAAATATTATGCTATGTTTGGAGGAGCAACTGGAACTGCCTCAACTACTTCAGGAAACATTATAATGGCTCCTACACCTGATGCTAATTATTTAATAAATATTCATGGAAACATAGTGCCAACAGGATTAGGGACTAATACTTCTGGAACTTATATAAGTAAATACTTCCCACAAGGTCTATTATATGCCTCCTTGGTGGAAGCCTATGGATTCTTAAAAGGGCCAATGGATATGTTGACATTATATGAACAAAAGTATAAACAAGAACTAACTAAATTTGCAAGTGTGCAAATTGGGAGACGAAGACGAGACGACTATACGGATGGTACTGTTCGTATACCAATCGAGTCACCGCCTCAATAAGGGAGATAAGTATGGCAATAACATCGGCAATTTGTAATAGTTTTAAAGTAGAAATTCTTAAAGCAGAACATAACTTTACGGCTACTACTGGAAATACTTTTAATTTAGCTTTATATACAAGCTCTGCTACTTTAGGAGCATCAACAACTGCTTATTCAAGCACTAACGAAATAACTAACACTTCAGGATCAGCTTATTCAGCTAAAGGAAAAGCTTTAACAAGTGTTACACCAACTTTAGATTCTTCAACTGCAGTATGTGACTTTGCAGATGTTTCTTGGACATCAGCTTCTTTTACAGCTAATGGATGTTTAATTTTTAATGATTCACATTCTACAGACGCATCAGTTTGTGCAGTGGCTTTTGGTGGCGATAAAACTGTATCAAGCGGAACTTTTACAGTTCAGTTTCCTGCAGCGGCAGCAACTACGGCTATAGTGAGAATAGCATAAGGAGGGCCTCCTTATGGCATTTGTCCGAACGTTTACCGTTACGGTTAGTGGTGGTAAATATTTCATTGATAGTGTTCAACAACCAACCATAAACATAGCAGAAGGTGGTCTATATAAATTCGACCTTTCTGATAGTTCTAACGAAGATTATAATTTTAGGTTTTCATCAACAAGTGATGGTACACATTCAGGTGGTTCTATTTATACAACGGGAGTTGATACTTCAGGAACACCAGGAAATTCTGGCGCTTATCTTCAAATTCAAGTAGCAGATGGTGGAGAATATCCAGCTGCTCCTGACCCTCTTTATTATTTTGATACCACTACTTCCAACATGGGAGGTCAAGTAAATACTCCAGCAGCCGCGTCTTACGGAATGCGTGCATGGAATATAAATTCATGGGGAGCTCAAAATGAAGTTAATGCATCTTTAACTGGTTTAGGTTTAACTTCTTCCATAGGAGATGTAAGTGCTTTCCCTGCAACAGGTTGGGGTTCAGATTCTTATGGAACTGAAAATTGGGGTGAAACTGGATTAACTCTTACTTTAACAGGAGTTTCAGCTACTGCTTCAATAGGTGAACCCGTTGCTTCATCCTTACAAGGATGGGGTAGAGCTGAATGGGGTGAAGAACCTTGGGGAGAGAGTGATAACCCTACGGTTAGTTTATCTGGAGTATCGGCAACTTCCTCTGTGGGAGATGTAACTGCTTTTCCTGAACAAGGTTGGGGTAGAGATCCTTGGGGTTATGAAAACTGGGGTGAATCAGCAATGACAGTTGTTGTTGATGTTTCATCCAGTGGAGTAGGAACAACAGCTGTTGGATCCATTTCTCCAACAGAAATGTCCATAGGTTTAAGTGGTCAAGAACTTACATCATCTTTAGGAACTCCAGGATTAGAATTTGGTCCTGCAGGGGCTATATCAGGAGTTTCAGCAACTGTAAGTGTTGGGTCTGTTGATCCAGCAATAGTTGTACCATTAAGTGGAATTGGAGCAACAGCTTCAGTAGGTGCTATTACGCCAGCTGATGTAATGGGATTAACAGGAATAGATGCAACTATTTCTGTAGGATCTATAACAGTAGCTTCAGTTGAATTAGTTGACGTAACGGGAGTAGGAGCAACTTCTTCTATTGGTTCAGTAACTGTGGCTGATATGGCTGTAGGATTATCTTCATCTGCTTTAACAAGTGGTGTAGGATCTATTTCTCCAACAGAAATGGTTATGGGATTGACAGGTGTTTCAGCAACTGTTAGTGTAGGCCAAGTTGGTGGTCCAATAGCATGGAAAAAAGTAACTCCTAGTCAAGGTGGTAGTTGGAGTCAAAAAACAGCTACACAAGGTGGTAGTTGGAGTAAAAAGACAGCTACTCAGGGCGGTAGTTGGAGTAAAGTTACACCATCTTAATAAATATATAATATTGACATTGAATAAAAAACAAAATAAACAGTAATAATTAAGTAGGAGATAATATTATGGCATCAACTTATACACCTTTAGGTGTCGAAAAAATGGCAACCGGTGAGAATGCCGGTACATGGGGTACAAAGACCAATACAAACTTAGAAATTATTGAACAATTTGCTGGTGGTTATACTACTCAAGCAGTATCAGACTCAGGTGATACAACTTTATCGGTATCTGATGGTTCAACAGGTGCAACTCTTGCTCATAGAGTAGTTGAATTAACGGGTGCACTTACAGGTGCAAGAAACGTAACTATTCCAATTGACGTACAACAAATGTACGTACTTAAAAATTCTACAACAGGTTCACAAGATGTTACATTTAAATATGTAACTGGTACAGGATCTAGTGTTACATTTACAGGTGGTGATACATCTTCTAAAATAGTTTATGGTACAGGATCAGGATCTAATCCTAACATCGTTGATTTAGGATTTGTTACTACTACTGGTACTCAAACTTTAACAAATAAAACTTTAACTTCTCCAAAAATTGGAACTTCTATTTTAGATACCAATGGTAATCAGTTAGCTCTCTTAACAGCTACAAGTTCTGCTGTTAATGAAATTACGTTAGCAAACGCTGCTACTGGTAATAACCCCACTATTAGTGCAACCGGGGACGATTCAAATATAGGTATTTCTTTTGCAACAAAAGGAACGGGAGTTATTAAAGCTGAAGATGCTGGTGGAACAGTTTCTGCAGTTAAGATTGCTGGTAAGGAAACCATGTGGGTACCTGCTCCTGCAATGTATGGAGCTACTACTAATGGTGCTGATCCACAACAAGTGGAAACAACAGCAACTAGACCCGATATGAAAGTTTTAGATTTTGATGCAAGTACAGCAGAGTATGCACAGTTTTCAGTGGCCTTCCCTAAATCATGGAATGCAGGAACAGTAACTTATCAAGTTTATTGGACACCTGGTAGTACTAATACAGGAAACTGTATTTTTGGTTTACAAGGAGTTTCATGTGGTGACAGTGATACAATCGATGTTGCTTATGGAACAGCTGTAGAAGTCACAGACGCAGGTATAGGAACTGTTGAAGATCAACAAATTACTTCAGAAAGTGGCGCAGTAACAATTTCTAATGCCGGTGATGGTGAACAAACTTATTTTCAATTATACAGAGATGCAGCCGATGGTAGTGATACTTTTAGTGCTGACGCAAGGGTACTAGGAATTAGATTATTCTTCACTACAGATCTGGCTAACGACGCGTAAGGAGGATAAAATATGTCTTTTGGATATCAAGTTCTAGGTTTTGGAGCTGGATCAGCAGCTAAAAAAATAGATGCAGATTATTTAGTTGTAGGTGGAGGATCAACTGGAGGAATTCGTCACGGTGGTGGCGGAGGAGCTGGAGGTTATAGAACTTCTTTTCCAGGTGGAACTAAACAAACATTTGAATCTCCTGTAACAGTTACAGTAGGAGGAGGCGGAACTCACCCTGGTTCTAGAGGAGCAACTGAAGGTAAAGGAACCGATTCTTCTTTTGTTTCAGGTGCAACAACTTTTACTTCAGCAGCAGGTGGTATGGGATATGGCCACGGGACTTACAGTACAACTATTGGTAACGGCGGATCAGGTGGCGGAGGCACACACAGTGGAACAACGTCAGGTGGAAGTGGAAATACACCTCCAACATCCCCAGCCCAAGGAAATGATGGCGGAGATTCTGATTCTTCGGCCGGAGGCGGAGGAGGCGGCGGAGCATCTACTGCAGGTTCCGTTTCAACCGGTGGAACAGGTGGAAATGGAGGGTCATCATCATCAAATTCAATAACAGGATCGTCTGTCGCTCGAGCGGGCGGCGGTGGAGGCGGTTCTTATCAAACCCGTCCTGGAGCAAGTGGCGGCGGAGGCGGAGCTACTGGAGGAACAAACCAAGACACTGCCAGCACTGCAGCAACTGCTAATACGGGATCCGGATCTGGAGGTACTGGGGCGGATTCAGCTGTTGATCCTGCTGTAGGTAATGGTGGA